TGTTGGCGGCCAGAACAAGGCGGCCAACAGCATCAAGGGCGTGAGCTCGGCGACATTGAGTCAGATGGTAGCCGGGGCCGTGCCCGGACAGGGCGATAAATGGGAGCACATCAGCGAGGAGATGTGGCGCAAGGTGGCCAAGGCCATCGGCTATGGAACCAACGGATGGAACACGGCGGCCACGGCGACGTACCTACAGGTACACGCGCTGCTGCGCGGTGCGCAGGAAGAGTCGCGTGTGATGAGCCTGACAGCCCCAGCCGGCAGCGGCAAGACATACGCCGCCAAGGAGTACGAGGCGAGCCACAGGAATGTCTATCGCCTGATGTGCGACGAGTTCTGGTCGAAGAACGACTTTGTGGAAGAGCTGCTGCGGGCGATGGGAGAGAAAGCCATCGGACTTACCAAGAGAGAGAGGCTGGCGCTGGCTTGCTCGGTGCTGAGCAAGAAAGAGAAGCCCCTGCTGATATTCGACGAGTTTGACAAGCTGGGCGACAACGTGTGGAGCTTCTTTATCACATTGTACAACCGGCTGGAGGGTCAGTGCGGGATGGTGCTGCTCTCGACGGACTACATAGAAAAGCGAATGCGTATGGGGTTGAAGAGCCAGCGCAGGGGTTATCCTGAAATCTGGAGCCGTCTGGGCAGCCGGTGTGTGGAACTGGACCGAGCCGACTATGTCGACGTGAAGATGGTGTGCGAGGCCAACGGCCTGACAGACGAAGCGGTGATAGAAGACATAGCCAGGAGCGCCGAGGGCGACCTTCGCAGGGTGCGCCAGCTGGTATTTGCCAACAGCAGACGGCGTGTCGCCGCCGACAAAAAGGCTAACGCAAACAGATAAACCCATGCCGAGGAAGAAGCACAAACTGAGTCCGCGCGAGCTGGCCACCCTGGAACGCCGGCTGCTGCCCTTCGAGGGAGAGTGGCTGCGCTTCATGGGGCAGCCGGAAGACCGGGGCGTGTGGCTGATATGGGGGCAATCCTATAACGGCAAGACGCGCCTGGTGCTGATGCTGACGAAATACATAGCCGAACTGGGCGAAAAGGTGGCCGTGGTGAGCCTTGAAGAGGGCGACGGGGCAAGTATGCGCCGAGCCTTCGCGGAGGCCTGTATGGAGGCTGTGAACCAGCGTGTGAGCCTGTGGGTGGACATGGATCTGGAGGACATCAAGCGCGAGCTGCGGAAACAGCGTAGTCCGAAGGTGGTGGTGATAGACTCGCTGCAATACCTCGGCATCAACTATAAAGGCTACAAGGCTCTGAAGGAGGAGTTTTCCACCAAGCTCTTTATCCTGGTGAGCCATGCCAACGAGAAGAACCAGCCCAAAGGGAGTACCGCCGAGCAGGTGAGATACGACGCGATGGTGAAGATACAGGTGAGCCAGTTCAGGGCTAAAGCGAACAGCCGCTACGGCGGCGGCGAGGTGCTGACGATATGGGACGAGGGAGCGAAGCGTTGCCCGGTTGGAGCCGAACTAACAACAGAAAATAATGATAACGATGGAAACCAAGACGACGAGACCCGTGTCCGGTCAGGGCAATAAAAAAGGGCAGCTGATAAGGAAGCTGCATGTGCTGCGGGGCCAGGTGGGCATGACGCAGGACGAATACGAGACGCTGCTGGGCAGCTACGGCGTGGAGAGCAGCAAGGAACTCACGGAGCGCCAGCTGACGGCATTGTGCGGGTTCTTGCAGAAGCACACCGGCAACGAGGCCGCCGACAAAGACAAGCAACGCAAAAGGCTGCTGGCGGCGGTGTGTGCGTTCTGCGAGGATGTGGTGCCCGGCTGGGAGAAGATGGACGACGTCCACCGTATCCGCTACGCCAAGTCCATAGCCTGCCGCGCTGCAGGCTGGGAGGAGCCGTGGGACAGCCACGGACGGAGCCGTTTCAACACGATGGGGATCGACCGGCTGCGCTCGCTGACATACGCCTTCCAGAAGCGGAAGAAAGACATGGACGGCGTGGTGGAGGCGGCGGATGGAGTGTTATGTATTTAGCAGTCGGCAGTTAGCGGTCAGCGGTCAGTAATTAAGTCTAATAAGTCTAATAGGTCTGATATGAAAAACAACAGGATATATATAGCCGGGAAGATAACCGGGGATGAGAAGTATCGGAGGAAATTCGAGACGGCGGAGAGGTACCTTACAGGGCATCTGGAGTGGGACCGCAAGGATGTGGTGAACCCGGTGCGGGAGTGCCGTAGGGGATGGCCGTGGTGGCGCTGCATGGTGCGGTGCCTGCGGCTGGTGGCTGGCTGCCGGTGGGTGGCCATGCTGCCGGACTGGAACGAGAGCCGTGGTGCCAGGATAGAACACGCCTGGGCGCGGACGCTCGGAAAGACGGTGCTGTATCTGCCGGTCACGAGTTTGAAGTATTGAGTTTTAGCAGTCAGTTGTTAGCAGTCAGCTGTTAGCAGTCAGCAAATAGGGCTGATAAGTCTAATAGGGCTAATAAGTCTAATAAGTTTAACTAACAAAAATACACAACATGGGAAAAATAGCCAAAATTGTTTTTGCGACGATCTCGGTCGCTGGTTACACAGGGAGAAAGAAAGTGACCAACACCATTAAATGGAGGGTGTTCCTAATCAACGAGAAAGACCCAGACGGTTTAATCGAAAAGGAGAGAGAAAAAGTCCTTGCCGCAGTAATCGACGGGGCAAAGGGGAAGAGCTGTGGGGTGGAGTTCCACGCCGACGTAACGAAAAAGGAGGAGCGTTTTGCGGACACATGCCTGACCGCCGACCCCTTTAAAATAGGAGAAACAGAAAAAGTTCAAAAAACCTTAAAACAGCAATAACTATGGAATGTAAAGAAAGAACGATGGTCGAGATGACCCCGGAAGAGAAGGCCGCTTGGATGGCCTCGAAGAAAAGAGCAGCTAAGAAGGAACAGCGCAAGCAGCTGCAGGAGATGACCGACGAGGTGATGAGCGAGGCGGTGGAGGTGCTGAAGGAGTGCCACAACGGACTGGTGGAGGCTAAAAAGAAGGTTATAGAGACCTTCTCGGCGCTGATGGAGCTGCGCAAGGAGGTGAACGAGGAAGCCGGCAAGAAAGAGCAGGACACTTTTATGTTCACCAACAGCGCCGGCACACAGCGCATCCGCATAGGTTATAACATGAACGACGGCTACCTGGACCAGGTGGAAGAGGGAATCGCCAAGGTGAAAGCCTATCTGGAGAGCCTGGCCAAGGACGACCAGAGCAAGGAGTTGATAGCCCTTGTGCTGCGACTCCTGGCCAGGGACCAGAAAGGCAACCTGAAGGCGAGCCGGGTAATCCAGCTGGAGCAGCTGGCCGAGAAGAGCGGCAACGAAGAGTTCCAGGAGGGAATGCGCATCATCAAGGAGGCGTACCGCCCGACACGCAGCAAGCTCTTCGTCCGTTGCTCTGTCAAGGAACCGGAAAAGGAGTGGCAAGAACTCGGCCTTGGAATTGGCGAAGTGTAATTTGTTTTAGTTTGGATGGGGCTGTCGCCCTTGTGGTGGCAGCCCTTGTTTTTAGAACACAAAAATTGATTGGTTATGGAAAACAAAGACACAGCGAACATGCCGACGTACAGCATAGAGCATCCGAACTATGCAGGGTGCGTGTGCGTGGCCGAGTACGAGCTGCCGTGGGTGGATGGCGAGGGCAGACGGATAGCACGGCTGAGGCGTGTGACGTTCAACGAGCGTAGCCCCTACCAGTTCATCGACCCGGTGCTGTTCAGGCTGTCTGCCGTGATACAATACAGCGAGCACCAGCTGCCGGTGGAGTTCCAGAGGTTTACTGCAGCACGGTGTACGGTAAAGGACGTCACAATCCATGACCTGAGCTTTGCGAGGTTCTGGAACACATACGGCTACAAGGTAGGCAACAGAGCAGCAGTGGAAAAGAAGTGGAACGCGCTGAAGGAGGAAGATCGGCTTTTGGCGCTGCAGGGAGCGGCGAGGCAGCGCAGGCACTCGGAGCAGCACAGGACGGACATGCCCTACCCGCAGACGTATATTGACCAGAGACGGTGGGAGAGCGAGTTTTAGGCGCGTGCTCGCGCTGAGCAGATAATTTTAGGTCAAATAAGTTAAACACAAATTAAAAGGAGATTAAACGATGAAGACAAAAGAGAAGCTGCAGGGATTTCTGCTTGGGAAGCTGAAGGAGATGGAAGACGCAAGGCACGCAGCCGGGAAGATGCCGGCGACGGTGCTGATGAGCGAGTTCAAGTCCGGCATCATGGACGACATGATGTCTGAGCTGGAGGAGCTGAAGACCCACGGGATAGTGGAGATCGGGCGGACGCTGAACGACCAATACCTGCATATCAACCCCGAAAACGCGCTGGAGGGATGAAGGTACGGCTGAAGCTGACTCGGGAGGAGTACAAGGGTGTTGCAACGATAGTGCAGAACTGTTGCAACGCCCTTCGCGGCTTCCAGTTCGTGGAGGTGCAGTACCGGGACGTGCTGATGGGGTTGGCGATGAAGATGGCATCGAAGGTGCCGACGCTGAAGGCCAAAGGGAACCGGCTGACGCTCGGCGAAGCCGAGAGCCTGGCACTGTGGCGGACGGTGAGCGACCTGGTGGAGCGGATGCAGCCGTTCGAGATGGGCTTGGGCTACCAGATGCTGGGTGAGATGGACAGGCAGCGGATGGAGCATGTGAACCTGATGAGGAGCAATTTGGCGGTCAGCGGTCAGCATTTAGTGGTCAGTAGTCAGTATTAAGTTTGATAAGTCAAATAGGTATGGCTTACAACAGGGTAAACATCTTGCGGCATTATCGAGCCATCGTGGAGGAGACGATGAGGCACTACGACCCGGACGTGACGACGTACAAAGGGGTGTGGCGGAAGTATATCTATCCTGTGTATCATATCAGCTATACGCGGTACATGACGATTGTCTCGACGCCGAACCTTGAAGCAACCCTTGAGGAAGAAGAGAAGCGGCACGGCAGGTGGGAGGACCCGGCGCAAGGGAAGCTTTTCGAGGAATAAAGTTTTAGGTTTTGTAACGAGTTGAGAGGCGGGCTGGTGCCCGCCTCTTTTCTTATTGTGATGAATCTGAAAATAAAGGGATTGTTGGGGATATTTTACAGTGTAAAGTTTTTTGTGTATATTTGCAGCGCAATTTCAGATTGGAAAATGAACACATCATCTCTCATTGAAAGAATCCTAACGAGTCCTGCTGGTTCGTTGGGGTTCGTGGTTTCTTTACTTATTGTTGCTTTTGGAGTGGTATATTGGGTTACACGAAAAGTCACACAGATACAGTCATCCCATGACCATCTAAAGGCCGATAACGATAAAACCTGCGACAAATTGGAGAAACATTCCGATAAAGTAGATAGACACATGGATGAAATCCGTAAGGACATCTCCTATCTGAAGGCCATGATAGATGTTTATAAAAGTGCGCCTGGAGAAGCCTTAGCCAAGAGCCATAGTCCAGTTTCGCTAACGGAAAAAGGCAAAGAAGTGGCCAGTACCTTGGGAGTGTTGGAAATGATAGGAAAGAACTGGTCGAAGATTGTAAAAGAATTGGACGAGAATATCGAAGGTAAAAATGCTTACGATATACAAGAATATTGTTTGGAGACCGCAACAATTGATATAGAAAAATTTCTTGACGAGGAATCCATTGAAAAGATAAAGTTGTATGCATTCAACGAGGGTCGTCCCATTGCATATTATGCACCATTGTTCGGTATAATGATACGTGACAAATATTTCGAATACAAGGAAATCGAGATAAAAGAAATAGATGAAACTGATCCCAATAAACAGTAATACTAAAGAAAGTTTAAATAACAAAGAGAGGGCGGAACTTGGTTGGTTCCGCCCTCTCTGTTTTTAGTCTTGTATGATTGGGGATTCGTCCGGGGGTGTTGGTGTTTGGGTGACGGTTGGCGTTATCTCGATGGCTGGTGGCGTTGCCGGTGCGGTGTGGCGGCGCAGGGCCGAGGTGTCGGTGACGTGGGCCGTATAGGTCTCGATGTTGTCCTGGAGCTCGTCGAAGTCGCTGTCGGTGGAAGACTGCGAGCAGGTGAGCGCGTCCATCGCGTTGCCGGCATCGTCGGAATAGGTGAGGCCATGGAGAGCTGCGTTGATGCGGTCGAGTAGGTCGAAGACCTCCACAGCGTCGGTCCAGTGGCCGACACGCGAGTCGGTGACCACGTGCAGGTTGACAGTAACCAAAGCCTCGCGGCGGCCATGAGACAGGATGTCCCAGCTTATGTCGCGGAACTCGATGAGGACAGCCGGAGTGTAGAACGGCTGCTCCTCGTCGGCATAGATGAGCTGGTTGTTGAAGAGGTCCACATGCTGGATGAGCTGTCCCTGGTTCTCGTCCTGTATGGCAAGGAGGGCGGACTTGATGACTTGATATATAATCTTTCTCATAAGTACGGGTATGTTAAAGTGTTTTGTTCGTTTTCAGCAGCTGTGCGACGGTGTCGGCTATGTCGTCGATGAGGCTGGAGTAAACCTGCTCGATGGCGGAGCGCACCTGCGGGTGGTCGCCGATGAACTGGCGTTGAGGTATGGTGATTTTGGAGCCGGCTTTCATCAGAGCTATGGCCTTCCACATACCGGCCTCGGCGGAGATGTCGAGGTTGCGTCTGGTTCTGGCCGGGCTTCCGTCTCGCCGGTACTGGATATGCGGAACAAGTTCGTAGTAGCGGTGCCAGGCGTAGCGTTTCATGCGGGCCGTGACGGTGATGGAGCCGCCGTTGTTGTGTATGCTGGCGTAGGGTTCGGAAGAGGTCCATGAGACGGTTCCGGCGGTCGGGTTCTCTTCAGGGCGTATCGAGCGGCGCAGGGTGCCGGTCACCTGCAGAAGCGAGCCGCGTCCGGAGCGTTGGCTGCGACGAGGGCGCCAAGGGCGGTCGAAGAACGCCTTGCGCTCGAAATTGCGGTCGAACTCGTCGGAGACTTCGACGCGGATGTCGTGGATGAGGCGTTGCCAAAGAGATTTAATGTCCGGCATGTGGAAATGATTTTGTAAGTTTGCAGAAAATTTGAGGATATGGCAAACAATATCAATGATATTATAAAGCAGGGCTTCAAGATGGCAGAACAGGAACGAGAGCTGTCTGCAAAATGGCATCGTTACCTTGTATCGACAGTGTCAGTTGTGCTTGGAATAATGGTTTCCCTTCGAGGGAAGCCACAAGAGTCTGCGTTATGCAGTCTTCTTTTTGCGTTATCCTTTGTTCTATTTTCGCTTGGGGTAGTAGCCCTTGGGTTGTCTGCGTATAACGAATTAGGTAGTCTTCGCAAGGGAAGAAGCCTTTACGCAGAAGAAGCAAAAAGAGCTCGAGCAGAGCATCGGGACCTTCGGTGTATAATGGTGCAGAAACAAAAGCTGCATAAATTTTGCGAAGCAGCCGGATACATCTGTTGTGTGTTGGGGTTGCTCGTCTTATGCGGATACGTGTTGTTGCCAGTGGTGGAAGCTTGGCGGGGGCGATAGGCTCTGTTCTGCTGGAGGCCTGCGTTTTGTAGGGTGGAGTTCTTTGGTCTTGTGGGTAGTGAGCATGGTGATAATAGGGCCCCAGATTAAAAAGCCAGTTGAGAAACTCCGACAGGTGGCCGGAGTCGTGAGAGGATTTTATAGGATCCATTCGGTCTGAATAGATTACTTCCCCTTTATAGACAACTTGACGTTCAAAAAAGCGAGTCGCCCCAGACCTGTTATCATTGCCGGAATCTTCTGTAATTGTTTTGATTATTATCTCTATTTTTTCGTCCATTGGAAAATTTATTTTGTGGATATTAAAAAGAGTTGTATATTTGCAATTGGAAACCGCACTACTCATAATGGGAGGGCAACCTCCCTTCGGGGATGGCGGTTTCTTTTTTTTATGGCAGTATTCTCATAGTATAAGCCAATTTTTCACCATTGATTTCCTTTGCCTTCATCCGAATACGACAGCTCTCGTAACTCGTTTCAAAGACGCGAAATGTGCAAGGGTGGTGTATGCCTTGTTCCGGAGATTGTTCTATCATGTTTGGCATCCAATCGTCAAATCTTGTGGCTATTTCGATTGTTCTGGCAAGTTGTGGGTTTCTGATATTCTTTGCCAGTGTCTCTGTGAAAAATTTATTGCGAACAATCAAGATGTCCCCTTGATTGGACATAACTTCTGACTGACGAGTAGGATTTCCATTATGGACAACGATAGGCAGATGGCATCTGACCCATTCCTGAATGACCTCTCTGACGGTTCGAATATCTTCGGCTGTTGGTCTTTGGGTTCCACCAGTTTCCACCATTTTGGAGAGGGTTAAACACGCCTGGCACGTTGGGTTGGATGGGTTGTATCCGAGGCGGCGTTGTTTTCGGTATTGGCAGTCGCCGCAGCCTTTTGGGAGGTATGGATGGCGGGGAGGGAATACGCGCTCGGTCTTGCCTGGGTTGAAGCGGAATATCTGCTGCTTGGGTTTTGCGGTGGCCGCTTCTCCGGCTTTGATTGCGGTGGCGCTGTCGCTTTCCGGGTATTTGCCCCGGCGCACCTGAACGACGGTGCAGCGGCAGTTCCATCCGAGCGGCGGGGTGTAGGAGTCCCAGAACGGGTCGTCGATGGGGAGCGTGGTGTTGTGCAGAGCCTGGTGTTCAGGGCGTACGAGGCCGTCGTTGGCGGTACGGTACTGCAGCAGGTAGCGGTCGCCGTCCTTCTCGAAGTCGTGCCATTTGACAGCCATCTGAGTGGACTGCACGGCGAAGTTGTATTCCGCGCGGAGGTAGGCGTGGTTATAGCGTTCGTCGATGGAGCGCACCTCGTTGAAGAACTTGTCGAAGTTCTTGAATGAGCCGGTCTCGGGGTCGAGGAGCATCGCGGATATTTCGCGAGCCGTGTGGTATGTCTTGAAGCCGGAGAAGAGGAAGGTGTCGTTGTGCAGGTGGTCTATGAGTTCCTGCGGCACCTGGCGCTTGATGGCGCTGTCCACGCCATGTGTAAGGATGCGGCAGGTCTCGTCGATAGCGGAGCGCACCTCGGGAGCCGAGAGCATGTCGGGGGTGAATTCTTTGGCGTCGAAGATATGTTCCACCAGGCGTTTCCACACGTCTTCGGAGAAGCCGGGCATGTCGTCGGCGGCGAGGGTGATTTTTTTGTCGAAGCCGTCGTAGAGGTCGGCAAGGGCTTTATGGAAGCCCCTGAAGCTGGACTTGGGCGGTCGAACCGCCCCTACTCGAAAAAACGGTCAGGGTTTTGACTGGACCTGCCTGTTATGGGTATGGAGTATTTGTTGGTGAAATACTCCGGGTCGATCTCGTAGCCGCCGTTGATGAGCATCTGCTCCACGTCCTTCATCTGTTCCGGGGTGTAGGCCGGGGTCGGGTTCCAGTCGAAGTAGAGTCCCTCGACGGGGAAGCCGTGGCGGAGCATGAAAGGCAGTAGCTTGTTGTTGACCATGTTTTTCAGGAACTTCTCGTCGGCGGCCACTACGTTCTCGAGGACCTCGAGGTGGACTTCGGACTGGGAGAGCGACGAGCCGCTGTCGATGGTCATGGTCTGGTTGAGGATGCACTTGGATATTTCGGAGTTGGCGCGGTCGATGCGGCGGTCATAGACGTTATAGGCGTCGCCTCGCGAGGTCTCCTTGATTTCGATGTCGGTGCCTTCGGGGAATACACCGTAGAAGGCGGTGCCCATGCCGGCGAGCATCTTTTCCGTGCGGTCGATGTCCTTGGAGTCCTGCGAGGTAGTCTTGGCGATGCGGATAGGCATGCCGAAAATCTCGCCGAAGCCGTCCCAGAACGCCAGCATGTTCTTCTTAGAGAGCGCGTTGGTGGCGCATTTGAGGAAGAGGCCGAGGTCGTGGCTTTTCCCCGCCTCGATGCACCATTCCGCCAGTTTGCCCTCGCGGTAGGATACGCCGTTGCGGACGTCGTCGTTCTGGTCACGAATGATTACGCCCCGTTCCGGCACCACGTGGCGCCGTGGTACCAGCTCGATGGAGGAGAACCCCATGACCCCGTCGGTAGAGACAGGAGAGCCGAACTGGATAAGCGAGTGGCCGTAGAAGCGGCTGTCGAGGGAGAGCGAGAGAAACTCGTCGAACCATTCAGAGTGCAGGATGTCGGAGGCTTCCGGGTGTTCCTTGCCCTCGGCGTCGAGCATACGGAAGTCGCGGCGGGTGGCGAAGCCCTTGCGCTGGGCGACGCAGCCAGTGAGGTGGGCGTCGATTTCGACGTCCGTGTAAACATCGTATAGCAACTTGCGTTTAGGGTTCTCCACGTCGATGGCGCGTTGCCAAGCCATGCGCCATGAGGCCACGTCCTTGTGTGTGAGGCGTTCGGTCTGCCGGAAGAGGTCTATGACCAGTTCGCGCTGCCGGGCGGAGGGGCTGGGATGGGAGGCCGAGCGCCCGAGTTTCAGAATATCTTTAAGAGCCATATAAATGCAGTTTAATCGGGGTTTAATATTGGTATTCGGACTTAGCCCAGCCGCCGAAGCGGACAGGCTGGGAGGTAACCTCGCCGGTGTCGGGGTCGGTGGGAACAGGCAGGTCGGGGGAAGCCTTGCCGGCCTGCACGTCCTTGAGCCAGTCGATAGCCTGTTTGTAGCGTGTCTCGCGGATTTCGAAGCCGATACGCTTGGGCAGCCAGGCTATGAGGTGGTATAGGCAGACGTCGGCCAGGATCATGACCAGGAGCCCGTTGCGCTGGTCGCCGGAGGCGCTGAAGGCGGCGGCGGTGTCGAAGCGGGAGCGCAGGTAGGAGGACACCTCCTCGATGGCGTAGCGTTCGGCGCGGTCGAGGTTGCCGGTATCAGCCTGGTTGATTACATTGAGAGCCTGCATGTCGCAGACCGCCTTGAAGTCGTCGATGGTCAGGAAAGTCATATTAATTAATATTGATATTTGGAGTTTCTTGATTTGCCGATGCGAGGCTGGAAAGCGTCCACGCGCGAACGCTTCTGCAGCATGTATATGGCTCCCTCGTCGGCGTCGGGGGAGTCGTCGTGGACGGTGGTGCCTTTCTCGAAGGCAAGAGTCTGGTCAAGACCTGCGATGAAGTCGGGGTCTTCCTTGAAGTCGGCGTTATAGAAAACCAGACCGCGTTCCCAAAGAGGCGAGACCGCCTCGATGCGCTGGTATTTGTCCGGTTTTTTGCGTTTGTCGGGGGTGATTGGCAGCTGGTAGCCCCTGGCAAGACCCTCCCGGCGGAACTCGTCGAGGATGATGTCCTGGACGAAGTTAGCCTCCATATAGAAGAGAGCGGACACGCCGGAGCGTTGCAGATCCTCATAGAGGTCGTAGAGCCAGCGGACCATCTCGGCGACAGTGCACTGGCGGCAGAAGCAGCGCAGCAGGTGAAGTTCGCCCTCGCGGGTCTTGCCCCATAGCTTGGCCGCCTTGAAGTCGTTCTTTGTGGTCGGCTTGAACGACGGGTCGATGTAGAGGATGAGTTCCGTGTATTTGTGCAGCGGAAGAGGCTTTTTCCAACGGATCCAGTCCGCCTTGAACACGGAGCCCTCGGTGATGGGGTTGTTCATGTATTCCTTCTGGAACGGGCGGTAAGTCATGAAATCGCGTATTTCCTGAATAGCTTCCGGCTTCCAGTATTCGGGCCATGAAGGATTGCCGTTCTGGTCGATGATATTGACCTGGGATACGTGAACCGACTTGATTTTGCAGATGTTGGCCAGAACTGAGTTTTTTGCGATGAGGTTGCCCACCATGATGAAGCGACCGCCGGCGGCGCCGAAGCATCCGAAGAGAGCCGAGGTGACCCACTCGGTAAGGCGGCGGACGCGGGACTCGTTGTTGCAGAGTTCGTCGTCGTCGAGGTCGTCGATGACGATATAGTCGGGTCGGTTCTGCCGGTCGCGGAGACCACGGGGCGACTGGCCACGGCCGAGGGCGTGGAAAGAGACCCCGTCGCGTGTGGCGAACTCGCCCGCACTCCATTTGTTTGAGTTGACCTGTTTCCCGAAGTCGTGGATATAGCGCTTGTTGAACTGGAGTTCCGCCTGGATGTCGGCCAGCAGTCGCTCGGCGTCGTCCTCGGACTTGCCCACGAGCACCATAGTGTTGATTTGGCGAGCGCGGGTGTCGTCAGTCTGGCATTTGAGCCACATGGGGATGAAGATGTCCATGTGGGTAGATTTAGCGTGTCCGCGAGCCCACTTGAAGACGAACTTGCCGGTACGGTTGGCGAGGATGTCCTTGGCCGCCTTGATATGGAAAGGAGCGCAGGGGACGGCCTCGCCGGTGGCCTGGTTGGTGCAGTAGTGAGGGAAATAGTACTGGACGAAATAATTATAGTCCTTGCGCACGCGCGCGATGCGTTTAAGCTGCACCGCCTTGGTCTCGTTCTCGTTGACGGCGGTGTAGTTCTGAATGGTGTCGCGGACGCGCAGCCATTCCTTGTAGGCTTCGGATTTGGTTACGTCTGCCGGCATGGTGTTTTACTCTTTAGATTAAACACGGTTTGCTCCCTACGGTCGCAGACCTATCTCCCGACTACTTTAGTGGCGTTGAGGTTCTCGGCAATGTAGAGGTCCTGGTAGTGGTTCATCGCCTTGACCAGTTCCGGGGTGAGTTCCACGTCGAACTGCATACGGGCTATGAGCCATTTGTTGTAGGCGGTGAAGACCTCGATGACCGTGATGATGTTTGTCTCGCCGTCGAGGCTTTTGATAGCCTTGGCCATTTTGGCGGCCTCGTCGGCGTTGAGCGAGCCTTCGACAATGCGCCGGTTCAGATTCTGCAGCATGTTGTTCACGATCTCGGTGCGGGTAATGGTCTTGGCCGCACGGAGGCTTTCCCAGTTGTCGTCCTTGGCCCATCGGTTGACCGTTTGGGCTGATACGCCGAGTTTCTCTGCTATCGACTTTTGGGTCTCGCCGTTGAAAAAATAGAACTTGGCAAGTTCCCGCTCGGTGTTGAGCTGACCCTTGCGGGGTGTCTTTTCGCCTTTGCTTTTCTTTTTGGGTACATCCATAATTTTGAAATTTTGTGCAAAACTACCCTCTCTTCGGCGAAGAGAGGGTGACGTGCGGCAAGGGTAAGAACAGTTGTTCGAAGGGTAGGACTTTTTGGGTTATGGGTGCTTGAAGCACCCTAATTTTGCAAAAAAAATCGAAACGACATGAGCAAAGAAGTAGTCATAAGCACATCGAGACTGAACTGTTACGGGTTCCGGGTGCTGACCGAGGGGATAGACCTGGAGCAGTATAAGAAGAACCCCGTGCTGCTGTGGATGCACACGCGACCGTACAGAGGCACCACCGACGAGGTGCTGCCGCTCGGAAGGGTGGAGAACCTGAGAGTTGACGGAGACCGGCTTATCGGAACGCCGGTGTTCGACATGGAAGACGAGTTCTCCAAGAAAGTGGCCGGCAAGTGGGAGCAAGGCATCCTGAAGATGGTGAGCGCCGGGCTTGCGGCGCTTGAGGAGAGCAACGCCCCCGAGTACATAGTGGAAGGCCAGCGTTATGCCACCGTGACCAAGAGCAAGCTGCTGGAGGTGTCGATAGTCGATATTGGAGCCAACGACGACGCCCTGGTGTTGTACCGGGACGACGAGCCGGTGAACCTGAAATGCGGGGACGAGCTGGTCAAGACCCTGTCGCTGGTGCAAGGCAAAGGAGATACCATTATTAACAAAAATACAGACAACATGAAACAAATCGCAAAGAAACTTGGCCTGGCCGAGACGGCCACCGCCGATGAAATCGTAGCCGCCATAGAGGGGCTGCAGACCGAGAACAAGACGCTGAAAGCAGAGCAGGCGTCGTCCGTCGAGAAGAGTCTCAAGCTGGTCGTGGACCAGGCTGTGAAAGACGGCAGAATCACCGCCGACAAGAAAGAGCACTTCGTGGAGATGGGCAGAAAGGTAGGCCTTGAGAGCCTGGCCGAGACCCTGAAGCTGATGGGCGGTGCGGTGCGTCCGACCGACATCCTGAAGGAGGAGAGCTCCGGCGCCTGGAAGACCTTGAGAGACGTGCCGGTGGAGGAGTTGGAGACACTCCGCAACGAACAGCCCTCAGAGTATGTGAAGCTCTACAAAGCCGAGTACGGAGTGGAGCCCACCATGTGAAACTAAGTATCAACCAAAAAAAATAGAAAGAACTAAGTATCAACAAAAAAATAGAAAGAACGATGAAAAGACTTATTAGCATCACCCTGATGCTGGGTGCGATTTTAATCAACACGGTGGTCGGCGGCGTGGTCGCCAGCTGTGTGGATGTAGAACCCTGGGTGGGAGCCGTCGTGCTTAACGCCGCCGGAGCCGTGTTGCCGCTAGTGACACCGGACGGAGTGTTGCGAGCCGGACTCTACCAGGAGATCTGGACAGGCGAGACCATCAAAGCCTTCCGCAACTCGCTTCAAAGCATAGGATGGCTGAACCGTATAAGAAGCTACGACTCGGAGGTGGCCAACAACAACACCATCAATTTCACAGACCTCGGAGGCGACCCTGACGTGCTTATCAACAACACCACGTACCCGATAGACATACAGACGTTGGACGACAACAATATAGCCATAACCCTCGACAAGTACCAGACCAAGGCCACGCGCATCACCGACGACGTGGCACGCGGGTTGAGCTATGACAAGATGGGCAGCGTCATCGAGAGACACAGAGATGTGGTTGATGAGAAGAAAATCGCCAAGGCATTGCACGCCCTTGCCCCGTCGGGTCACAGCGCCAACACCCCGGTACTGAAGACCACCGGCGCCGCTGTGGACGGCAGAAAGCGCCTGACGGTGCAGGACATCATCGACCTGAAGGCCGCCTTCGACAAAAAGAAGATTCCGACCCAAGGACGTATCCTGGTGCTGTGTCCCGACCATGTGGCCGACCTG